TACGGGCCTGCAATTCGGCCTGCTTTTCTATCATACGGCTATCGTATGGAGTACAGACCGTGCCAGTAGATAAAGGCATGGTTAGATTATAGTTAGGCTTAATGTTGAATATTGATTTAGTCATTTTGTAGCACCTTATGGTTAGCGGTCGCTGGCAAGTCCTGCCAAAACCTGAAAAAATAAAAAAAGCATATACGAATAATTTAAGAATGTAAACTTTAATTTGTAACTAACTCTAAATAAGGTCGATTAGATAGCTATTAGATAGCCAAGAAAATACAGCACCTTTATATAGGTAAATTAAAAACGGTAGATAGCTGGTAGATAGCTGGTAGATAGCTGGTAGATAGCTGGTAGATAGCCAAGAAAATAAAAACCGTTTCGGGCCTCATTGCTGACTGACTATATAGTGGCTATAAATTCTAGTAGATAGCTAAAGGATAGTCATTAGATAGGTAGAAGAGGTGCAACACCTCTTGCCAGTCCACGGGCCGCTTAGGTATTCGCGTGAGTCCTGCAAACGTGGCTGTAAAGCATTTTCTAGCCAGCTAAGTGAATGAGTCAGAAGAGACGGTGTACGCATGGGGGGTTCCTGTCCTGTGTACGTTATAATATAGCCCCTCAGAGTTTTTCTTAAAATTATTTTGTGGAATCAAATACCACCAGCTTAAGTCAGACTATATCAGCATACGGGAATCCAGTAGACTGCCAGTAGAACTAGACAATAATAGTTCCTGATTCAATACTACTTAAGAAAAAAAGCCTTACGCAAGATACCTGAGATGCTCTACGGCACGGCAAGTATTCTTGTATAAGGCTTAGGGTATGTATGCTTAAGGGGATAGGTAGTAGTCGTTATCGTATACGAATCTGAGCGCGTATCTAAGAGTGGTTCTTATATCATATCAACCCTATAGTGCTACACTTGATATTAAGAGTTTTCTAATGTTACATCAGGGTCTAAAACCAGACATCTCCATCACTCCTTTTCTCACCTGTAGCTTGAGATAAGAACTTCTGTATCTCCCCATTGAAAGCATCAAGCTTCTGTTGGGCAGCTATAAGCTCTGAGTCTGCATCCATCTGTTCAGTCCAGTAGTTAACAGCCATTGCTAAGGCCTCTAGCCTGTCATCATGGATGATTGCTCCCCTAGCCCTAGTCAGCCTAGTCATCTGGTAGAACAGGCTATAGGATGGCTCTGGTGCGCTCTCATAGTCCTCTTTAATCAGCTTCTCATCAATGATAAGACGGTGCTGCATCATCACAGGTTCAAGGGTGTCTATGATACGGACTTCCTTCTGTGTGTTGTGCCTCACCTCTTCGATAGCAACAGGGTAAGTCTTGTTAACAAAGGGTGCTAATAGCTTAGAGAACATGCCATCACCGAAGTTACTTTCAACTACAATCATGGTGACCTTTTCAGTCTTAGCTATGTTAGCCAGTTTCTGTAGTGTCTGGTCTTCATAGCCACCTTTAAAGCCACCGCCTTGTGTGTTGTATAGGAAACCGTTCAACATCTTAACGACTGAGTAAGCAGTCTCGTCTTTACCACGCCCAGATGGGTCAATAGCAAGGACAGCCCCTGTAAACTCATACATCTCGTCAGAGAACCACATAGGTCTGTAGAACTTGTCACCAGTGAACCCAACGACAGGTACGTCTTGGACTATCTGTGCAGGCCCACTAGCCCACGCTAGGTCAGCCCACCCCTTCTGAGGGTTTAAGGCAGTGATACACAGGTCAGCTAGTTTAAGTGGGTACTTGTCAGCATCAGATAGAGTAGTGTCCAGCATGAATTGCAGAGCGAAACCAGCTTTGCCGTAAGAAGCTTCACGTTCCATCAGGTCTTCTCTGGTGAATCGGTCAGGCTCTGTAGGCAGGCCACCTTGTTCAGGTCTGTTGTCCTCTATGAAGGGTGCTAAACGACCTTGATACATTGACGCTTGCTTGTCTGTTGGATACCTTGCAGGCCATATACGAATCTCGTAGCCACGTTCTGGCAGTAGGTTGTATATAGACATCTCAGTCTGGGGTGTACCGAGGTAGATAACACGTCCATTAGGCTTGAGTACAGCATCAAACTCTTTGATTGCCTCTGATAACTTGTCGCGCATTGTCTGAGTAGCAGAGTTGTTAGTCACCTCTACGTCATCAGCAATTATAGTGTTGGCACGGGAGCCTGTAAGCTGACCTGAGATACCCACGGACTTAACCGAGGGAGAGTGGTCGGGCATGGCTGGGCCAACATCAAATGCAATGACAGAATCACGTTGCCCATTCTTTGTGCGTAGGTGTTGGAGTAAGTCGATTTCATTTATTAGTCGCTTAGTAAAGGTTGAGAACGCATCAGCACGTTCTTTAGATGCAGATACCACCAGAATCTTATGTTGAGGGTCACAGTACAGTAGCCAAACTACATAAGCGGAAGTAATCCAGGATTTACCTATCCCACGGAAAGCTTCTATTACGCAACGTCTAGGGCCAAGCTGTAGATAGCTTGCCATGTCGTACTGAATAGGTGTGGGGTCAGGTAGTGTTAAAGTAGTCCAGACAATCCATAGGAATTTACGGAAGTCTTGTTTGATTGGGTCGTTTACTACAGGTGTAGTCATGCGTTACCTAGTGATTAAGGGGGAGTTCATCGTCAGGGAAGTCTGGAAGGGCGTGTATTAGGTTATCTAAAGGATTACCTTGCGTAGCTACGCCATCAATTCCATTGTCTTTAAGCATTTGCCTAGCCACGTTAAAGATACTAGCTGTGGCTTCGCCTGATTGGACTGCTGTTAGTAGTTGAGTGGCTAACTCTTCGTGAAGTTCAGCCATTATTTTTTCTAGTTTGCTATTGCTCATTTGGTGAGTCCTTTAGCTTTCTCAAAGGAGCGTAAACCGCCTAGACCTAAGAGTGACATTACTAATGTTGTAAGTTCTGCGCTTGCGATTGCAGGAAGTTCTGCTGGTAAGTCGATGTATGCGTTAATGAGTCCAGCAAAAGGTAAGATAAGGAACTGGTAACCTAGACCAATTGCACATACCCAACCGATAGCTGGACGCCAACCAGCCACCCACACAGAAGCATGTTTGGCAGATTCTATATTCGCCATTGCTTGTAGATTGTGGGGTTTCTGGAGTGCTTCAGTCAGCTTGAGCCGAGCATTCGCCCGTTCTTCATCTGACGTAAATAAATCATCAAGGCCATCCATCACACTTCCAGCAATCCCTGCGAGAGGATTGATAGACATAGTGATTCCTTGTTTAAGTTCCCATCCATTTGGATAGAACTGAAGTACCAACACCACCTAGACCTATAGACAGAAGCATAGCTCCAGCAAGGAATCCCTTGCCTTTGACGAGTTGTTTCTCTAGGTCATTTATCCGTTTGGATAGGATGGCGGTTGTATTATTTAGTGACTCGACCTGTGCGCCTAAGTTCTCTACTAGAGTAACGAAGCGCCCTGCGTCATAGTCCGACATGTTAGACATGATGTTACCCTTTTATATATACAGCTATTCCGAATAAAAGACCCATAGCTAGAATCATGCAGATGCCTACGTTGATTCCTAGCTCTATGTCTTTCTGTAACTTTGCGTTTCTTCTGATACGCTCATTGACTTTTTCTTGCGCTTCTTCTCTCCGTTGCCTGTGCCACTCAGCCTCAAATTTTACGAAGTCGCTCCACCCATTAAGTCTGGATTTTTTTAGGTGATGCTCTAGCTGTTCACGCTGAATTCGTTGCTGCTCGGCATATTGGAAGCATTCTAATGCTGTTCCACGGCTGCTGGCATCTCCAGCTTTCTCTTTTACTTTCTGTGTAGCTGATAGGTAGTCATTCAGTTGAGTACCTAATTGGTATAGCTGCTGTCCATTCTTCAAAGCAGTCGATAGCGTCTTCCAGATAGCATTTGCCGCTGCAATTTCCATTAGCATCGCCAATACCTCCTGCTATATTCTTGGGTTTCGTAAGGTTTGGTTGAGGGTTGTACTACTAGATATTCGATGGGCTTCTCTGCCACCACAGGTTCGACAATTAAAGCCTTCCCCTCTGGCAGCAAGGAAGTGCTTTGGTGAACTATGGGCAGTCCAACAGGACTAGACCACACTAGACAATAGATGCCCTAGCTGCCGCCCGTGATGCAGTCACAGAGTTTGGTACAGCCACGCCTGTTTCTTGAAACCTGACGATATACCAATCTGTTTCTGCTAGATGTTGCTTTGCATCTACACTAGCTTGGGCTACTGTATCGACTTCTACACCATCAATAAATGTTTCAATCTCTGCTATTTGAGCATCAGTTAAATCTGTGTCCACATTATTGTACTGGTACTTATTAAGTCCATCATTGCTGCTATAGCTCAGTGCGTCATAAGCAAAGCTAAACTCAGGCTTAACGCTTGAAGTTAATTCCTCTGAACCCCTGCGAAGGTGGGACAGATTAAAGTCATAAACTAGACCTTTCATATTTAAATTCCTACTGTAGTTGTTTGGTTTTGATAAGATGATGTATCAATCCAAGTATTAGTGGTTGTGGTGACATAATTGTAAACCCCCACATAATAAGACCTAATCCACCTATCATAGTCTGTAGAGTGTTCGCCAGCCCTTCTGTACTGAGTATTACCAAGAGTTACAGTCGTTGCGCTTCCGTAACTTGTACCACCAATTAGCATGGTTCCCCCCGAAAGGTTGCGGCCTGTTGACCAGTATGTTCCCTGATAAGATGGAGCAGATTGGTATTGGTAAACCCACGCAGATGAACTACTAGATTGGTTGTAACCAGAAGTTACCCAAACAGAAACAGTCACCTGATTACTCTTTCCGTGGAAGTGCGAGAAGTTAAACGTACCACTAGATGGAAGTCCTGATACCCCTAGACCAACCAAGGGGTAATACTCAGACATTGAATGTGGAGCAGAGCCACCAAACTCAGTGGCGATTGCAGAGAAGCTTAAAGCCCCTGAACTAGGTAAAGCCATACATTACTCCCCTACCATGTCCATTAGAGTTTCAATCTGAGTCTGTTGCTCTTTGATTGCTTCAATAAGAAGTCCAACCACGTTGCCATAAGCTACAGACTTCATGCCATCTTCATTATCAAACACAGCTTCTGGTAGAACTTTCTCTAACTCTTGTGCAATGACACCTGTACCACGCTCTGCATTCATATCAAAGGTGACACCACGGACATTAAGGACTTTACTTAGCGCATCAGGGATTGTTTCAACGCTGCTCTTGAGGCGTTCATCTGAGTAAGCTGTTACGTTACCAGAGGCAGTCATAGAACCTGTTACAGATACACCTGCTGCTGTGGTTTCTAGCTTTAATGCGTTGTTGTGATACAATTTCACTGCCGCACTTTCTGTGGCAATTATCATATTTTCAGTGGCAGCAGCGTTTGCAACTCTAAACTCGTTGCTTGCTACCCATAACGAGCCAGTGCCAGTATCTTTAATGTAACTGTCACTACCATCATGGTAAATCTCTAAGTCAGCCCCAGTACCATAGGTGTCTTTAACATTGTCACCATGCAAGGTATTACCCGTCATAGTGCCGCCAGCACTATTTACAGTGCCAGAGACTGCCAAGTTTCCTGTTACATCTACACCTGCGGATGCGGTAGCTAGTTTGGTGGCATTGTCGTAGAAAAGCGTTACTGCTCCATTTTCGGTAAACGTAGCCATATCTTCATAGGCAGATGATTTTAGTCTTATAACACTTCCTGTAACTATAAGGTCACCAGTTCCGTAGTCACGAATATAACTGTGAAAACCATCGTGATAAATCCGAAAGTCACCATGAGTACCAAACTTAGCTCCTACGTTATCACCGTACCAAATGTCACCCGTCATAGTACCGCCAGCTAATGGCAGCTTAGTACCAAGAGCAGTAGTGACAGTGGCTGAGTAGTTTGCATCATCACCAAGTGCAGCCGCTAGTTCATTCAAAGTGTTGAGAGACTCAGGGGCCGCATCAATGACAGTGGCAATAGCAGCAGTTAGGTCAATAGCACCTATAGCAGCCGCAACATCAGCAGCAGTGGATAGTGCAGTACCACCTACAGTGGAACCATCGTGGACAACAAGAGTGTCTTTGGTTGTATCCACAGTTACTTCACGTACAGCACCTGTGAAAGAAGCGTGTTCAGTAGTAGTACCGCCTCGTAGTTGTAATCTTTTACTCATGTTTATAGACCTCCAAAGTCTAGCTGTAGGTTAGAACCCGATATGGTTCCTACGTTTGTCATGTTGTTGTTCTGTGCGTCTAAAGCACCACCTAATTGTGGCGTTGTGTCAGCTAGAAGAGATTGAATGCCAGCAGAAATTAGTTCCCAAACAGAGCCAGAATAATATTTCAATACGTGCGCTGTTGCGTCATACCACAAGTCACCAGCACTTGGCCCAGCAGGGGCAGTCGCAGAGATTTTGTACTGCTCAGAGAATGTATTAATGTCTGCAAGGGCAGCAGCCACTGCGTTAACATTAGATATTGCATTACCTACTTGGTTAACATTAGATATTGAACCAGCAGCTAAGTTTATGTTGCCAGAATTACTAACAACGCTATTGATGTTTGCTGAGTTACTTACAGCATTGTTAATGTTGCTTGAGTTAGACACAGCACTGTTAATGTTAGTAGCGTTTCCAGCAACTAATGTGATGTCTCCTTCATTTCCTACAGCACTGTTAATGTTAGAGGCATTAGATACAGCACTGTTGATGTTGCTTGAATTACCAGCCACTGCATTCACATTAGCTATACCACCAGCCACAATAACTACATTAGCTATATCACCAGCCACAGTTCTCACTTCAGTAATGCTTTCACCTACAGCAGTAATGTTACTGCCTGTACCTGAAGTTACTGCGGAAGTGATTAGACCCATGTCCTCAATGTATACAATGTCACCAGCAACAACATCAATGGCTGCTTGGTTAGCGGCTGTCGGTGCGGTAGCTGCCCATGTTCCAGTGCCAGTGCTGTATGCACGTAACTCGTTGTTAGCTGTGTTCCACCATAAGTCACCAGAGTCTAGTGATGTAGTCGGAGCATCAGCCTGAACGCGATACTTATCAGCAAAGCTGTTAACACTAGCCATGTCACCAACTAAGGTGTTGATGTTAGCTGTGTTGTCTGCAACAGTAGTTACGTTAGCTGAGATACCAGCGACAGTAGTTACGTTACTAGATATATCTGCAACAGTAGTCACATTAGCTTGAACAGCAGCCAACGTATTCATATCAGCCACTACATCAGTAGTACCTAAAATCACCATGTCAGCAACAGCAGAAGCTGTGCCTAACAAACCAATCTCAGTAGCTTTAGCTGCAACTGCGCTAATGTCTGTTGCATCATTTGCTACAGCCGTAACATCAGCACTGATTCCAGCAACAGTATTAATGTGGGCTTGCTCAGTGTTAGTGGGCTTTAGTGTCTCCCATACTGAACCTGTCCAAGCATACATGCGTGATGATGTGCTGTTCCAGTAAACAGTGCCCGTTGCTAGAGCATCGTTATCATTATCAACAGTGGGTGCTGTGGCAAAAGAGCCTAAGAACCTATCGTCAAATTCATCTAGGCTTGCGGCTGCATTAGTCTCACTGATGCTTGCAGCATTCTGTGAAGCCAAAGCTTCTTCAGCTTTAGTGGTAGCAATAGCTGCTTTATCTGTAGCGATTACAGCCTTTGCTGTGGATATTACTTCACTTGCTAGGGACTCAGCAGCTTTATCAGTTGATATAACAGCTTGTGCTGTAGAGATTACCTTAGATGCTTCTGAGGCATCCTCACTAACCAATGCAGCGTTCTGTGATACCAGTGCTGCGGCTGCTGCTGCATCTGCAAGGGCAAGCTGTGAGGA